ACGTTGATAGCATAACCCACTAGTTTGTATTTGGCTTCATATGATGTATTGCGGAGTATGCTATCATTTAATAATTGATCTGCGTCATCCGTCGTGATCTGCTCCGTAGGATCTTGGTCCAATTCGGCAAAGTTGCCGCTGGCCGCAGAATCGGCCATGGCCATCATATTCTCGCGTGTGGCATCTACCTTCTCACGTGCGCGACCCTGTAGTTCCTGTGCAGTCTCTTTCATGACCGCATCCATATCTACATCGATCTTACGACGACTTTGACGTGTGACTGTTAATCCTGCATCGCGAGCCTGGGCTTCGAATGCCTGTAATTGATCTGCTGTTCCTGTGCTGGTCACGTAGCGTGTGATCTGTTCGCGTCGCGGTGCGATCATCATCTGACCATTTTTATGCAGTGCAGCATCCATGACCCAATGTTGTAGTATAGTATGTGGTTCGTTCATCTGATTGATGACTTTGGAAACCATCTCGGTGGCCTGACGTGCTGCTGTTTCGTCATCCTCGTTGTCCGCTACGAATTCAAAGTTGATATCGCCGTTGGGCGCGATACCTTTAGTGATAACCGCGGTAGCATAATCCACTGCGGGTTTGACTACCGGATGTATATAGTCGATACCGTTGACAGGTTCTGTGCTCTGCGTTACTGCCAGTGCCAAATAATGGTAATCACTGGCTCTGTTGATATTGTTCTTTGTAGCCAGCAAACGTAGATATGCGGCACATTTCTGGTCCATCATACCTTTCATCTTGAGAAAGCGGGCTTCTTTACTATTAGGTGCTGCTATATCAGTAGATATAAAGTGTTTTAGATCAAGCATGTGTGTTTTCCATATGGCTATTGATTATTTAGCCCGTTCCGGCCGGGCCCCTGTCTGCCCATTACTTAGCAGGATCGAAGGTCTGTTTCCATGGGGGTGCGTTGGGATCCGTGCGTGGGCGATAGAACTGCTCACGCATCTGTAGCATACGCTGCCTAGGGTCTTTGCCATCATAGGGTTCTGCTATGTCTTGCAAGCAGCCTAATAGAGCATAACGGGCACTATCGATGCAGTCATCAGGATCGCTAAAGCGTCCTTGCACATCGACATAGTAGTTCTGTGCTTCTCTTAAGAACTCTTGGCAGTTTTCATTGACCTGCATGCTGCCCAATTCCAACATCTGTCGCATGCTGTTGATGCCAAAACTCTTGTGATTGGTAGTGCGACCCTGCGGATCCGGCGGATTCATTATGGGTGTGGGATGCACATTCAATTCGTATTCCTGGAATAGAGTCCGTATGCTTTGGCTGCTCATGGTATATCGACCCGGTGTGCTGGCATCCGCGGGTAATACTATGGGACAACCGAATACTTCGGGTCGCATGAGATGATTGATATAATTCATAGGGTTGGCTTCTTCTGCACCCTTGACCACTATCTGACTATGCATCCAAGCTGATCTTTCGCGCGGATCCCAAAACATTAGGGTGATTACCGTGCGGTCATTGACCAAGCCCAGATCAAGAGCAATAATACGATGTATATTTGGTAAAGTTTTAAAGTCATAATCTCCTGTCCTATATGTGGGCCATGTTTTCAATTGGAACACAGCACCCTTGCCCATGACAGGACGGCCGTGTTTACGTGCATCACGTTCGTGTGGTAAGTAATCTCTTTCTAATTGCAGCCGGGTCTCATTGAGCAGGAAAGGTTCTCCCCATAGATCATATTCGGGAACATCATCCCAGCTGACTCTTATGTGTTGATATCCATCTTCATGATTCCAGAACTTGCTGACCAGACCATTCAGACCTTTCAATGGTGTGAACGAACAGAGGACCTGACCCTGTGTGGTAGCGGTTCTAGTGACCAATTCACTGAATATCTCATCGGGAGGTTGTTCATCGAACACTACCAGATCCAACTTGAATCCCTGTAGGTTACGCACTTCCTGTGTATAGTTACCAAACAAGAGATAACTGTTGGTGCCGGATACATGGCGTATCTCTACACCTATAACGTTGGCACCATCACTCCGCATGGTATCTTCTACTATAGTATAGCGTGGTATGGCTCCTGTGCCCAATTGATCTCTCAATTTGACATCGCGAGTGCCCATGAGTTCTTCCTGCAATACGCGGGCTACCTGTTCCCATCCTTCACCGGCTACAAACACTGTGATGGGTTTATCGAAACGACGGCCGGGCCACCAATCAGGATATAGACCCGTTAGGTGCATGGCAGTTTCGTAGCAGGTGCTGACGGTCTTGCCAATCCGATTAGCGGCCAATATGCCTCTACGTGCGCTGTCTCCTGTCTCGAAGAACTTTAATTGATGTGGAAATGGGCGGAAATATTTCAATTGATTATGCCGCATGTCATCCGCGGTGACCATGGCCAGATCTAAGAAGTTCTGTTTAGTCATGAAGTCGAACGTTTCTATACCCGCCACCGTAAGATTATTGATATCGGCTACGTAGCGTATGGCACGTCTAGTCAGTAGCTGAGGATCTATCATCGAGCTGGCTTAAGATCTTCTCTCAATCGATGTAGATAGTAGGCCGCTGTGCTGAGAGCAGCCAACTCCTCGGCGCTGACTCGCCATGTCGCCGGCCGGGCCACATCCACACCATCGCGTTTGTCCAGGCCCGCTTGCAAGCGTTCCATGATCAATCGTAATGAATGTTCTACCTGGCCGGGATAACGTTCAGCGAAGGCCTCGCCATGTGCGCGATTGACCTTCTGCATGATCTTAACGTCAGCGGCCGCTTCAGCTTCGATCCGTTCGCGACGTTCTGGGTCCATACGTATAGTGGACATGCATTAACCCCAAGGGTTATCGATGACAGCTTGATTGAGGCTGACGAATTCGCGATCGATCCAATGATCCCAAACTTTAAGTGTCTGCATCAATGCACGTAAGCGTTGGCCCATGGGTGTTAATGAACCATCGGCTCGCACTATCAATTGTTCTCCGGTGCGGGGATCGACCCATTTAATGATCTCGGGCCGTGTGCGACCAAACTTGTCTATCTTCTCTCCCATAGGACGGGGTTCGATAGGACCAATTACTTCATATGTAATCATACCATTGAGATACTTGCGGAAGGTCACATCTACTTTCATATCGCGACTACGGCATTCTGCATCCGGATGTGGAACAAATCTGCTGTGGAAAGCATTCTGCATTTCTGTGGCTGGAGGCAAGCTGATATCACGCGAGGGCACTGGACGCATGGGTTCTTCGGGAACCAAATCGTTCTTATCTAGATAAGGATTCTCATTGCCTATAAATTTAGGATCGATCTCACGGCCATTCAATGTATCCATGGCGATCTGATACTTCATCTTATTGGCGCGGCCTTTTAGGTTCAATACATGACCGGTCTCATCGAATACAAAACGTTCCAATTCACGTGCTGTGGGAAAGTCTGTCATGAGACCATCGATGTCATAGAAACTCTCTTCGCTCAATTGCGCGACGAATTCTTCTATCTTATCGGGAGTAGTGTTGGGCGCGGTGATGGAATCTAATACCTCCTCTACAGGGCGGTCGTTCCATACATCGGCGGTGGTTTCGGTTTTTTTCTTCATTGCAGTTCCTTTTCAATATTGGGTGCCCCGGTTGAGGTCCGGGGCCAACCTTTAAGATTACTTCTTAAGCTTGCGTGGTTTTACGTTGGGTTGGATCGCGCCTTCGTTCTTAAAGGTCTTGTCCTGGTAATCAGATTGTCTAGCAGCATAAGCTGAATTGATCATATCGGATAGACCATTGCTTTCACTGCGACGTTCTTTAAGGCTGGCAACTTTATCACCGGGGTTCGTATTGCCCATGCGAGGGCCGGCCTTTTGATTGATGGGTTTACGATTGGGGTTTGCTGTGTTCATTTTAGTTTTCCTGATTATACTTCTATGCCAGGCGTGATATAGAGATCATGCACACCTGTGCCGATACCTATCGCGCTGACTACAACGTTGGCCTGTGGCACAGCGTTCTGTGGAGAGTTGGCCAGTGCCAAGTAAACGATATTACCTGGATTGACCGCGACGCCTGTGCTGCTGGCTGAGGCATTGGGTAATGTAGCAGTAATGCCAATGCTGACAAAAGCAGCATTGCCTGTGGTAGCACCAATGTGATTGATACACAACCGCGTGACGCCTGCACCGTTCAATGGTGTTATGGTAACGTTGGCTGCACTGCTGGTATTAGCACTTAGATAATATGTATTGCCTGTAGGTAAGAAAGCCATGTCAGTCCTCGCTCTTAGTATCTGATCTTGTCAGCATTAGCAGGCTGCTTGATCTGTGTGCCACCATTGATGCGGCCGCCTTGGCTGGCAGTGGCAATAGTCTTGGCATGTGGATCGCGTGTAGCAGAACCTTTCATAGTGCTGGAGCTGCTGGCATTGCCCTTATTGGGACCGCTGCCATAGTTCTCACGTGCTGTCAAGCCGGATTTGTTGCCAGCGTATTGTGTGTTTTGTTTATAAGTCACTGATTCGCTTAGGGCTCCGTAGGGTGCGCTCGCGACGTCTGTGCCTTTAGGGTATTGATTTACTGAATATAACTTTTTCATTTTGTTTTCCTAGGGGTAGTATGCATATGA